CAGTACGACTTCGGAAGCTTACACTTTTAGCTATCCAATCGAGGATAACTTCAATGCCGGCGGAGCTATTGGTTCAGTCGTTGGTGCAGATCCGTGGGGCCTTGAGAATAATACTCAGATTCCTGAGATTGATATCAAGGTTGATTCGGTGGCCGTTACGGCGATGACCAAGAAACTCAAGGCCAAGTGGACTCCAGAGTTGGGACAGGATCTTAATGCCTATCACAACTTGGATGCCGAGGTCGAGCTTACTCAGATTCTTTCTGAGCAGATCGCGCTCGAAATTGACCGTGAGATCCTCACAGACCTTGTTCGAGGTGCTACGACCATACGTTATTGGTCCCGCGCTCCCGGCAAGTTCGTTAATCGTGAGACCGGTGTTGAGGTTGGTGCAGATACAGTTGCTCCCGACTTCACTGGTAATGTAAGTGAATGGTATGAGACCCTCATTGAGACAATCAATGATGTCTCCGCTCAGATCCATCGTAAGACTCTACGTGGTGCTGCTAACTTTGTGGTGTGTTCACCAGAAGTTGCCAACGTCCTTGAGTTTACTGCTGGATTCCGCGCCAACGTTACTGTTGACAGTGACCGAGGTGATGCTGGGTCGGTTAAGGTGGGTAGCCTTTCTAAGAAGTTCGACATTTATGTCGATCCTTACTTCCCGCGTGGTTTGATCCTCGTTGGACGTAGAGGAAGTTCCTTCCTAGAATCTGGTTACGTTTATGCACCTTATGTGCCACTCCAGACTACTCCCACGATCTTTGGTGTTGAAGATTTCGTGCCCCGCAAGGGAGTCATGACTCGATATGCCAAGAAGATGGTTCGACCCGATATGTATGGGGTTGTATTCGTCCAGGATATGATGGTGGGTTAAATCCCTCTCCGAGTGATTAAATGTGAAAGCCCCGGCTCCTAGAGCCGGGGCTTTCTATTTATATTAGTTATACTAATTAATATGAGGGATATTATATGGCGCTTCCGAAACTTAGTCCGGCTTCTACCACCAATAATAACATATTGCCAGTCACCGGCACTTTAGGAGAAGTTTCTTCTTCTCTGCCATTTGGAATATACGCATCAAATTCTTATTTTCAGTCTGGTTCTGTAGATCAAGTAGCCTATACATATAAAAAACTAGGCGGAGATGTACTAGATATTGAGCTGGCCGAAGGAAACGTCCACGCGGCATATGAGGAGGCGTGTCTCGAATATTCTTATATAGTTAATGTACATCAAGCAAAAAACTCCCTATCTAGCTTTCTTGGCCACACAACGGCCTCTTTTACTCACGATGGGCAGGTAATTTCTACAGACGGCCTCGCGGACCTAAATATTGAATTAAGATACCCAAAATACGACTATGGGCATGTGAGAAAGGTAAGTGATCACGCAATCACGGAGACGGGCCTCGGCGGCACAAAAAACATATATTCAGGTTCTATTGACACCGTTGTCGATCAACAGGATTATGATTTACAGACGACAATATCAGAGTCAGCTGCCACCGATTCTGCGGTGGAATATTATGGGAAGGTCGGCAAGAAAAGAATTACCATACGAAAGGTGTTTTATAAGACTCCAAACGCTATGTGGCGATTTTACGGTTATTATGGAGGGTTTAGTGTTGTTGGCAATTTGCGGACATATGGCCAATATGCTGACGATTCAACATTTGATATAGTTCCCGTATGGCAGAATAAACTTCAAGCCATGGCGTATGAGGACGCCCTCAATTCTAGGGTTTCTCACTGGTCATATGAAATTAAAAACAATAAATTAAGAATATTCCCGGCCCCCGCGGAAGGTAGCCCAACGAAGTTTTGGTTCTATTTTACAGTCGATGAGAACCCGTGGGACGAAACAGAATCAGGAGTTGATACAGGAATTTTAGGTATTAACAACATGAACACGCTTCCGTTCCAAAATATTGACTACAATAGCGTTAATTCAATTGGAAAACAATGGATTCGACGCTTTGCGCTAGCGCTTTCCAAAGAAATGTTGGGACAGATTAGGGGCAAGTTTAGTACAGTGCCAATTCCGGGAGAATCGGTAACGCTAAATCACGCTGAACTTCTCACCCAAGCAAAGGCAGAACAAGACGCCTTGAGAGAGGAGCTTAGGACAACGTTTGATGAGTTAACATATATAAATCTCTCTACAAAGGATTCAGAAATGTCCGATAACACGGATAAACTATTGGCCGATATACCCGGCGGCATCTATGTAGGATAGATAGATGGCAAACCCCGACGATAAATGGTCACAACCAGCAGCACCGCCTCCTCCCATGTTTTTTGGGAAAAAGGAACGCGATCTTGTTAAACAAGTAAATGATGAGCTTGTTGAAAGAGTAATTGGCCAAACAATAATTTATTATCCGGTTGATACCGAAGCAACTGATTTTCACCCTCTTTACGGAGAATCCGTGAATAAAAGTTTTCTACCACCAGTTCGCGTATACGCATTTGTAGAGGTAGAAAATATACAAACCAATGATCGCTATTCATATGAATATCAAACAAAATTGACTGTTAATTTTCATAGAAAGCGGCTTACGGAAGATCAAAATCTTTTTGTTCGTCCTGGAGACTTTGTTCAATACGGTGATAAACTGTATGAAATTGTTAAAACTTTTAACGATACGAGATATTACTTTGGTCAGGTTGACCACAAGTTCCAAATTAGCGCCGATTGCGTCCGAGCACGCCGCGGCTCATTCAGGGGTATAAGCGATGCCGGTTAAAAAAACTCAGAAACAGCTACAGGACAAAAAATCTCGTCGTTATGACTATATTCGTGCCCCCAAGGTAAAGGAAAAATTACATGAAATAGTTTTTATGCCCTCGACGTTAGAAACTATAGATTATGCTTTATATGACTTTGTGGACGAAAAATTAAACTTATTTACCACCACCAACGAGGGATTTAAAAAAGTACCTATAATTTGGGCATCAGCCGAGCGCGCTTTTCAACTTAAAGCTAAAAAAGAGATCCGAGACGCCGAAGAAGCGTTAATTTTGCCATTAATCACCATAGAGAGAAAGACGGTAACAAAAGATGCCAATAAGCGCGGCCTTCCATGGGCCAATGTTTTTCCCATCAAAGATGAGAAGGGCGGCACAATAACAATCGCTAGAAGAATAAACCAGAAAAAAACAGCAGAATTTCAAAACGCAGTTGCTAATCGTCGTTTGGGGCCCTCGGAGGTAAGAAGTAAAGCCAGCAGCACACATGCCAGGAACATGCCGACCGCCAAGGTGGTTTATGAGACAATTACTATTCCGCTGCCAACTTGGATAACTGTCAGATATCAAATTAATTTACGCACAGAATATCAACAGCAAATGAATGATTTGATACAACCGTGGGTAACAATTGCCGGTAATAGCTCAATGGCCCCTCGAATTGAACGAGATAATCATAAGTTCGAGGTATTTATAGACGCAAGCTATGAGAATGCCAGCAATACTGGTAATTTAGAGTTTGAACAAAGAAATTATGAAACCACAATCAATGTTGATGTGCTTGGATATTTAATTGGTGAGGGAGATAATCAAGAAAATCCTAAGATTGTGAAACGTGAAAATGCGGTCGAATTTAAATTTTCCAGAGAGCAGGTTATTTTCGGAGATATACCAGATAATATCGATGAGAGAGGATTTTATAGAGAATGAGTCTTTCGAACTATCTAATACTATTTATTAATGAATTAGCTTGCATGGAATATGCAGATATTGTAAACAGGGAGATATCCAATAATGGCGGTTAAGAAGTTTAGATTTGTTTCGCCGGGAGTGTTTATTAACGAAATTGACAACTCCCAGATTCCAGCTTCCCCAGCTGGTATTGGTCCGGTTGTCATTGGACGCGCTAAGTCGGGGCCCGGTCTTCGACCGGTCACAGTCGAATCCTTTTCAGAATTCGTTGAACAGTTTGGCGCTCCAGTGCCAGGAGGAGCCGGCGGCGACGTCTGGCGAGATGGCAATAATGTAGGGCCAACTTATGGCGCTTATGGTGCCCAGGCCTATTTACGAAACAGTTCTCCGTTGACTTTCGTTCGTCTTCTGGGCGCAGAGAGTCCGGATAAAACATCTGCTGGCGGTGCAGGATGGAAGATTAATCCAGCACAGTCCACAAGCGGCTGTGGCGCATACGGACTGTATATCTGGAATTCTGGATCTCAGGACAACACCTATCCGGCCAGTGGAAGCCTGCAGGGTACGATTAATAATACCGTCGAAGTCACGACCTTCGGCGAATTATCAAAAATCTTGATCACCGGCGCAAGCGGACACGTTTTCAAGTTCCAAGTAGGCACCTCCTCCGCGACGACTACTGCAGACGCCCGGTGCGATTCCGATGCAATTTTTGTTTCTGGAAATTGCAAAACTGGTACGGCGAGCATCTTCTTTGCAGCGCTTTCGGGGGCAATGTTCTCTGCAAGTCATGTCACTTATGGTGGTACCACCTTGTCGGTGGTTTTTAGCGATACACATGCCGGCGGCCAATTTACTGTTACCAGCGGATCGAATGCTGGAAAACCGCTTTTACATTTTACCGCCTCGGCTTCGACCGGTTCTGCTGGGAACCTCCTGATTCGGAAAGAGGATGGCTCCCCCGCTGGTGGCGATGGAGTATCCAAGCTCATGCAACTCAGCGCTTCGGGAATGTCCGGCG